ATATTATCAATCAGACCAATATATATAAAATTATTAAATCAACCACAATTGAAAATGGTATTAAAAGAGCATTGGCTACGGGTGATTTTGGTATTAAACATACAAATTCTAATAAGGTTGGTGTTGCCCAAGTTCTTAATAGATTAACATATATTTCGACACTTAGTCATTTGAGAAGAATTAATACGCCTATTGATAAAAGTGGTAAATTAATTCCTCCTAGAAAATTACATAATACACAATGGGGGTTTATTTGTTGTGCAGAAAGTCCAGAGGGGCAAAGTGTTGGGGTTGTTAAAAATTTGGCTTATATGGCACATGTAACAATACCTAGTTTAAGCCAACCGATATATGATGTTATAAAGAAATTTATTATAGATTTGGAAGATAAAACTCACAAAGAACTTCATACATATGTTAAAGTAATTGTAAATGGATCATGGATTGGCGTAGTAAAAAAACCATATAAATTTTATAAATATATGAAAAAAAAGAAATATCAAAGTATTATCAATATTTACACGAGCGTTGTATTTAATATTAGAGAAAAGGAAATTTTAATATGTAATAATGCTGGTAGATTAACTAGACCTGTTTTTAAAGTTAAAAACAAAAAGATTTTATTTACAAATAAAATCAAAGAACAAATATTGAACGGTAAACTCATTTGGGAAGACTTTTTAGTAAATCATAAAATAAAAGAGAGTGCGGTTGAATATATTGATTCGTCGGAACAAGATACTAGTTTAATAGCAATGAACCCTCGCGATTTAAAAGACGAAACAAAAAAGCAGTTTAAGTATACACATACTGAAATTCATCCGTCAACTATTTTTGGTATTTTGGCTAGTTGTATTCCATTTCCGGAACATAATCAATCTCCCAGAAATACATATCAATGTGCTATGGGTAAACAGGCAATGGGTATGTATACGACAAATTTTCAAAATAGAATGGATAAAACAGCATATGTACAAACGTATACAATGAGACCTCTTGTAGATACTAGACTAATGAATATGATTAAGTTAAATCAAATCCCTTCGGGGGCAAATGTGATTGTAGCAATTATGACTTATTCTGGATTTAATCAGGAAGATAGTATATTGTTCAATAAGGGTTCTCTAGATAGGGGATTGTTTGGAGCAACTATATATCATACGGAAAAAGATGAAGATAAGAAAATTCACGGAGATGAAGAAATACGATGTAAGGCTGATAAAACAAAAACGAAAGGTATGAAATTTGCAAATTATAATAAACTAAACGAACATGGTGTTATTCCTGAAAATACTTTGTTAGAAAACAATGATATTATTTTAGGCAAGATTGTACCCATAAAAGAACATAGGAATGATCATACAAAAGTTATTAAATATAGAGATATGAGTAGGGTTTATAGGACAAACGAAGAATCATATGTTGATAAAAATTATATGAATAGAAATGGAGAAGGATATACTTTTGCAAAAGTCAGAACGCGGGTTTATAGAGTTCCAACTATCGGGGATAAATTTAGTTCTAGACATGGACAAAAAGGCACAATAGGTAATATATTTTCAGAGGCAGATATGCCTGTTACCGCCAATGGATTACGACCCGACATTATTATTAATCCTCATGCTATTCCTTCTAGAATGACGATAGCCCAATTAAAAGAGACATTATTGGGAAAAGTTTTATTAGATATGGGAATATTTGGCGATGGAACTAGTTTTGGAGAATTGCCTATAAAGAAAATTTGCGAGATGCTGTTAAGTTTGGGGATGGAAAAACACGGAAATGAAATTCTTTATAACGGTATGACTGGAGAACAATGTGACTCAGACATTTTCATTGGACCAGCATTTTATCAAAGATTGAAGCATATGGTAAACGATAAGGCTCATAGTCGCAGTTTTGGTTCAATGGTAGTTTTAACCAGACAACCTGCTGAAGGAAGAAGTCGAGATGGGGGTCTGCGTTTTGGAGAAATGGAACGAGATTGTATGATTTCACATGGGGCAAGTCGATTTACAAAAGATAGAATTTATTATGCCAGTGACAAGTTTGAGGTATATAGTTGTAAGAAATGTGGAATGTTTGCAGTTTTCAATCCAGAAAAACAAATACATTTATGTAAAACATGCAACAATAGAACAAGTTTTAATAGAATTCTATTACCATATGCGTGTAAATTACTCTTTCAGGAATTGATTACAATGAACATCGCTCCTAGAATTATCGCCAAATAAATCGTTAAAATTATGGTTATAAATTATGGTTATAAATTATGGTTATAAATAATGGGTTCACAAATAATTTTTTTTGTTATTATTTTTTTATATGTATACTACATATTTGTAATGGAAAATAATAATAAAAAAACATATAAAATAGTATTAAGTAATGATCAAAAAAAAGAGTTTGGTGGGCCATGCAGTGATTTAAAAAAAAAATTATCGGCTTGTATGAAAAATAGTGACGATAATATATTAGAATGTCAGTCGGTGAGAAACTCTTTCGAACAATGCTTGGAAAAACATTTCCATCGATGAGTGATTTTTTTGTTATATATATTTTTATTTTTGAATATATATAATGACGTATGTAGTTACTATTATAAATTTAGCAACGTTAAAAATATATAAAACTAAAAGCGCTGATGGTACTGATTTAGCAGGAAATACCAATATTGAACAATTTAAAACACAAATAAATAGATGCAAAACAATATTGGAAGATTGTATTAAAAATAGACCATCAACTCAACCAGATGCAAAGACTATACATATTTATCTGGGAAAAGTCGGATGGACATCAGAAACAAACACATTGGGAGAAGCAGGGAATAATATTATTCGTATTAACCAATGGAATACAGGCGACTATTATTTAAATGATACAGCAGAACATCAAAATATTTCAGTAATAATACATGAAATATTTCATATATTTGGGTTATTTCCTAATTCTATAGGTGTAAATATAAGTGAAAAATCAGATAGTGAAGGAACAACGCGTAGAATATATACAGGAGCAAATGGATTAAATGGATATAAAAAAGTTTTATTGGCAAATAATATTACAGTTCCTGATCCTTTATATATATGTTTAGAGGATGATTTTGGTACAGGAACCATAAATGTTCATTTAGAAGAAGCATACAATAGTTCTCTCGATAAATACGAAGTTATTAAAATAATAGATTCAATTACAGGTGTACAATTTTATCCAACGTTATGGAATGAAATTATGTCTGGTTTATTAGACAGAATTAATAATTATATTACTCCAATAACGATGGGTTGTTTGGAAGATTTTGGATATACTATCAACTATAAATCTCCGTATATTGTAACGAATGGAACAAATATGAATTTTATTGCGAATGAAAAATATAAACAAATGGGTACAGAAAAAAATTATATTACATTAGATGAAGATATATATGATATATCATATTTAAACAAAGTTTTGAAAGGTGGGGAAGTGAATAATATAAATATATTATCTGAAATGGTTATTGAAAAATGGGGTCAAAAAATACCATCAAGATAAATACCATCAATATAAATACTATCAAGATAAATACCATCAAGATAAATACCACAAAAATAATCTAATATAATAATAAATGAAACTATTTTTACTTATTATTATAGTTATCCTTATAGGTGTTATTATTTCACTTTTTACGGAAAAACAAAAGAAACAAATTATTATTAATGTTGCAAAGCCTATGTGGTGGGGTCCTGCTGGAAGAATTCCCCCAAATCCACCAGTACGTTGGGGATATAGACGATTATGTAGAAAAAGACTTAATTGTTAAAAATATTAGTTAAATATTAGTTTAATATAGTTTAATATTAGTTAATTAAAGAAGAAATTTTATTATAAATAATATGTCTGTTGAAATATTAGGTTATGCTGCAATATGCTTTCTGCATGTGCATCTATACCTCAATTATATCAAATAATAAAAACAAAAACTGTAAGAGATTTAAATCCCTATTTTTTTGTATTGGATTTTTTTGCATGTTTAATGTATATTATATATGGTGTATTAATTGAAAATTATATTGTAATGGGATCATCTATTATGCCATTTGTAAATAGATTTATTATTATTATATTATGGATTTACTATAGAAAACAGACTATTGTCGAATAACATTATCAATCACATATTTTTTAACATCATCGTCGTCCAATTTTACTTTTTTTCCGTTTAAATATTTTATAATAATTGCAATCTTATCCATTAGATATTCAATAACTTCCAGTTCTCCAGCCATTAGTGTATACGCATTTTTTTTATTTTGCTTTCCAGTCATTTTATGTTTGTTATAGTAATTTGCCGTATGAGGATATTTCTTCTTTAGTTGGTTCAACAATTTATAAACTTGTTCCATCACTTTCCCTTCGGTATGTCTATCTTGATATTTATTAATAAATCTATCCGAAGAACTTTGATTATTTCTTACATAATTTAATAAACTATGAAAATCATTAGAATTAATATTGTTATCAATATATCCTTTAAAATCTCGTGTTTTAATATAAATTCTAACAGCACTGTCAGGTAATATAAATCCATAATAAATAAAATAGGAGTCCATTGTTTTAATTCCATAACTATCCATTATTTCATCTCCCGGACGAATGGGTGCTTTTGCTACCATTTGATAACTCTGCAACTGATCATTATAAGACCAACGTGTTTGACAAGTATTACTATGATTCAGCATATCCGCAAATGGAACCATAGCACTTACAATATCGTTATTTATAACAAGTTTAAAATTTCTAGAAGATACTAATGATCGCATTCTATGGTAATCATGAAACCGAAATACATCAAAATCCGGCACATTACTTTTAAGTAATCTATATTCTTCGCGAATAAACCGATTTCTCTCCCTAATTCTTTCATGTAAATAACTTCCCTTGATATATTCAAGGTCTTCCTTCCAAAATATAGGTATGTGATCTAATGTTTCGGGAAGTGTATCGAAATAAGGTGTCCAATCTACATTTAACATAATTCCTTCAAATTCTTCTGCAAATAACATAAACACAGCAATCTTTATAATATTTTTTTCAGTTGGGGTTTTATTTTGAAATATAGTATCTAATTGTTTTATCTCTGGAACTTGTTCTGCGGTTCTATTGGTGATAATTAGATGTTTTGGGATTAAAAAAACGAAGTCATCCTTTTTTATATGTTTTGCAGATACAACACCTCTTTCATTATTGGATTGGTCTATAATTTTTAAATTATCAATATTAACTTTATTATCAGTTAACCATTCTAGTAAATTTTCCATATAATTTATAATATTATTAAAATTTATATGAATTTGATCTAATTAATGGATCTAATTATACATCGACGAATGCCTATATAATTTACAATGCTTACAATTATACTTAATTCTACTATTACGATCTCCGTTGTCTAAATAAATCCATTCGTGTGTACAATTGCGCCAAAGATATTTTTCTATTTCTTTAATATCTTCTTTTGAGTGGTAAATAAATCTTTCATAAAATACTATATTTTCATGTAATTTATTTCTTAAAATAATTTTTTCACGTATCTCATCTGACAATTCTTTCGATGTATTACTTTTTTCCTGTTGTGCAACTTCTTCCATTTGATTTTACGAAATTATTATATATATTTTCGTAAATCAATTTATAAATAAATATCGGATTATGTATAATGGAAAAAATACAAATTCTAGAAAATATTATTATCCAAATGAAAGATTTAATTTCTACTGAAAAAAATGCACTACCTGTACAAGTAAAAAAAGTTAATCATAAGTTAGAGAATACTGTCGAGATATTAACCAATCATAGTATTAAAAATATATTAGAAAGAGTTGATTATTTATATAACAATGTTCAACAACAAAATCAACGTATACGCGAATTAGAAAATAAAATAATCAGGTTATCTACTGAGAAACCCAATAATCCATTTGACAATTTATAATTGGATTCTTTTTTATAATGGATTTTATAAAATATCGTATGTTGTTTTGAATTCTTTAATCAAATTTTCAGGAATTTCATTAAAATCAATCATTTTTTTATTAAGTAAATATCTCTCCATAGCACCTTCAATATTTTCTAATTTGGTTTTAAATAATTCTTTATCATCATAATATTTGCATGCAGTTTTGGGTCCACACTTTTTAAATACTCCTGAAATATTATCACTCTTATCTCCTGTAAGAATTTTCACAAAAAGATCTTTTTCTGGGTCATTAAAACTAGATTTTTTCTCGGTAAGTTTGTTGAATTTAAGATCATAAATATGAACATTGTCTCTGGCTAATTGTAAATAGTCCATATCACTTGTGATAATATAAATATTGGCTTCGGGATACTTGGATACAATGTTTTTTGTTACGATGGCCAAGCAATCATCTGCTTCGAGTTGTGGATAAGATAATATAGTTTTTGCACCACCTTTTTGAAATAAATTATCATTGTATGCTTTTGCAAAAAATGGCCCACCTAAAAAGGTATCGTCATATACGCGGTTTGCTTTATATGTTTGTAAATGTTTCATTCTCCATATTGTTTTTCTAGGACAGTCTTTTCCTACAAGAATAATGGGATTTGTAATGTTGAGTTTTTTGGGTATGTCCAAGATTTTGGTTTGAAATGTTTTGATAAATTTAGACATAAATTCTTCATTATCGCATGGTGGGTTTTCTTTGTCGATGATTTGGTCTTTTTTAGCAAGTTTAAACCAATTTAAGATGGCATAAAATCTATAAAATATGAAATAACTTCCGTCAATAAGAATGAAGTTTGGTTGATCGGAGGACATATTATAATTTAGATAAACGACTTTAAATGAAATATTCAATTTAATATATAATGAGTCATGGATGTGCATATAAAAAATCAACTGCGAAGATGAGATGGAAATGGCGCAAAAAACGCGTTAGAAGATTACAGCGGAGAAGACGAAAAATGAGAGCCCGAGCAAAATAATTATCGATAAATATATAATGGTAGAAACAAATAATTAATCATAATATATTTAAAATTTTAGTAAATATATTATATACATGAATAATTTAATATATAACGTTAAGAAATATTATAAAAATCAAGAAAATAACAAAATAATTAAAAGAGATTTTAAGTCTAAACATAATTTTGAAAAAAGACTCGAAGAATCGACAACTATTGTGGCAAAATATCCAGAACGAATACCCATTATTTGTGAACGTTTAACAACAAAAGTTGCAGAAATAGATCGGTCAAAATATTTATGTCCAAATGATTTATCGTTGGGGAACTTTGTTTACGTAATTAGAAAACGAATAAAAATGGCTCCTGAAGAAGCAATTTATTTATTTGTAAATGAACGTATTTTACCGGTTTCAAAGATTTTAGGTGAAATTTATGAAAAGTATAAGGATGAAGATGGATTTTTATATATCAAATATGATTCTGAAGCAACATTTGGATGATAATATAATTTAATTTTTTTATATTAAAGTATATTATATAATGTCTAATATTCAAACATGGAGAAACTCATTTAGATTAGTGCCTGATGCATCTGCTCTCAGTCAATGCAAAAAAGGACAAACATTCAGAGGTACTGCTCGCAATGCATCTGTTGAATTTGGTGATTTCGCAACCACAAATTGCACAAATTTGACAGGCGGAACAGCAAAACCCGGACCAACTACCCAATTTGATAGTGAATTGGCAAGACGTAGAAAAATTCAAATTAGAACTAGATCAAATAAAGTAGGAAATTCTGCATCTACTGATAAATTTGAAAGAACCTTTAGAGGATATAATTCTCATGTTGAGAATGGTCGAGATGGATATACGCTAGGCAAGCGTGCTCAACTATTTGGCCATGAAAATAATAAGGTGGCACAGGCAGGTGTTGGTGGTGATGCTAGCGATGTTATTTACTTTAAACCGATATTTGAAAGATTTACAGTTGAGGTCTCGCAAAAATAAACGAAATTTAAACATAAAAATCATTATAAATTATCTTTTGTTAAATTATAATGATTAAGAAACTTTTAGCAGAATTTTTAGGAACAATGTTCTTTCTTTATGTAATTTTGGCAACAGGTGATGCTGTTGCAATTGGTTTAGCATTAACTGTTGCTATTATGGTTATTGGTAAACACTCTGGTGGGCACTTCAACCCTGCTGTGTCTGTTATGTTGTCAATGGCCGGTAAACATTCAATGAAAGAATTGGCACCATATGTTGTTGCACAAGTTTTAGGAGGATTAGCCGCGTTAGAGTTATACAAAAGATTTAAATTTTAAATGCGAAAATTATACAATTTATTCACAAAAAAGGAACTTTTTAGAAAAAAGTTCTCAAAAAGGAACTTTTTAGAAAAAATTTCACAAAAAAGGAACTTTTTAGAAAAAAGTTCTCAAAAAGGAACTTTTTAGAAAAAAGTTCTCAAAAAACTTTTATAAAAAACTTTTTAATAAAAGTTCTCAAAAAACTTTTTAATAAAA